CACGGGGAAGCGTGGCTTGTCCTTCACGCCAGTCGGTTGGCTTTTGTACTTCACCACCTTGCCGATCAGGTTGTCGCCGATGCACCAGAGCAGATGGCGTTGGTCCGCGGTGAAACCTGTACCGATGTCGAACTCGACGCCAGTCTTCAGGTCCTTGACCATGAGGGCTCCGAGTGTCTGCTTGCCGACCTTGCCCGCCTTATGACTTGAGCGCTCAAGCTGGCCCAGTTCATTCCGCTTCGCCTCATTGGCATTGTGCTGAGCTTCTGAGTAGCCGGTGACCTTGGCCTCAGCATCGACAAAGCGCTTGACCTTGAGCAGCCATGCTTCTTTGGCAGTCGAGCGGCCATGTTTGTACGGGCCATCAGGATGACGCAGCATGATGCCTTCGTAGCCAGCAGCCAAGTAGCTCTCTTCCCATGTCAGGATGGCGTCCTCACGGTTCACCTTGTCATGCTGTACCTGCACAAAGTGGGTATGACGCTTGGTCCGCTTGAAAGCCATGTCCAAGCGCTTGGCAAACCCAGCATTGTGGCTGAAGTCGTCGAACACATAGAATTTCACCTTAGGTTGGCCCTCGATGCTCATGACGCCAGACGATGTTACTTGGAACACCTCCTTGGCGATAGGCGACTCAACGATCAGTTCGCCATCAAGGCCATTGAACTCATGATGACCGAACAGCAGCTGAACGTACTTGTTGGGGATCGGCTTCAGACTGCGACCAACAGCCACTCCATCGATGATCAAGCAACGAATGCCGTCCAGCTTGGGGCTGAGCAGCATTGGAAATGGAATGACCGGTCCAGCCGGTGACGCAAGCATTGGTTTCATAAAGACTCTCTAATAAAGTAGGCCACAGAGCACCAGAAGACTGCCATGACAATCAGCAGCAATAAGACTGGCCAATTGAAGTGACTGGATCCGCAGTTGCAGTCGCGTCCTTGTCGGCAGTTCTGGTTGCAGCTCACAATGGCACCTCAACAATGTCAATCTGCTTGGTGCTTTTGTCCTGGAACACTGCCAGACACGGCGGTGCTCTGAACCCCATCACTCGGGCCAGAACGACTGGAAGTTGTTTGGGTACCAGATACGCCACCAGCTTGGTGGTCGATGGATTCTTGGGCATGGCTAAATTCCTTCTTCATGTAGTATTTCAAACTGACCCGCATCGCTGCTTCACGCAAGCGACTTGGGCTGCACAATTTCATGGCTTCAAAGCCGATGGCCAGAAGTGTCTCAAGCTCAGACCGCTCATCATCGCCCCAACCGATCATTTCAGCGACGCACTCCTGCATGCGCTTGTCCTTGAGCTTCGATGCCGTCTCAACTAGGTACTCAAGGTCGTCGCGGCTTAGGTTCCCACGACCACGCATGATGGCTGTCGAGCGGTTAGTGTAGTAGGTCAACAAGGCATTGAAGTACTCATGGCTGCCGACTTGAACGGTCTTGGGCTTCTTAGCCATGGCCAGAACCTCCACATGCTTGGCATGGCAGCTCGATGCTGCTGAAGCCATGGGTCTGCGTGACCTTGCCAGATCCTTTGCAAGATCCACACGCCTTGGGTTCGCCCGCTTCAGCAAATGCCTGCTTGTAGGCCTTGCGGATCGTGTTGAACTCCACGGAGTTGCCTCCGCGGTCTGGGTGGTAAATCATGCAGAGTTCCCGCCATTTCGCCTTGACCTCGTCAGGCGTCGCGGTATCAGGAAGGCCCAGAGTCGCGAAAGCTTTACTCATTTGATCAAGTCCCAGCCGATCATGAAGAAGACCCAGAGGAGCTTCAGGAAGAAGCCCAGGACTGGCAGCAGAATGACTCCGATGACCAGACCAAGACCCCAACCAAGAATCTCCTTGGCCCAGTCAATCCAGGTGTAGAGGTAACGACTACGACGCATCGAGAATCTCCTTGATTGATGGCATGACGTGGAGCAAAGCCAGTTTGCACATGACTGCTATCTCACGATGCTCTTGCTGGGTTCCGTTGCCGGCGCGGAGTTGGAGGTAGTGGATCCAACTGCGAACTGAGCCAGACATGTAGAGGCGTGAAGGTGTCAAGCCCTCAGGCAGGACAGCACGAGCAACCTCTTTGGCGATGCCTTGGTTGAGCGCATCCTGATAGACCTTTGTCGCTTGCTCTGCCAGCCAAGCTTGTTGGTCGTCCCACCATGCACGCAGTTGAGCATCATGGGCAGGAGTGGAGTTCTGACGATTGGTTGTGTCCTGCAGACGAGCTTCACGCAAGACAGGATCGGCCACGACCTCGGCATACCGCTGGCTAAACTCTTGGAAGCTGAAGGACCGATGGCGCAGAATCTGGCGGGCAATGTCGCGAGTCGTCTGGATCTCAATGACGGCATGGGCCATCTCAAACGGAGACCAGTGTTGGTTGCGGACAAGGTAGTTGAGCAGACGAGGAGCAGTTTCATGGTTGGCCTGGTTGGCAGGGTTCGAGACCCGTGCACAGTAGGCTACCAGCTCCTCGCCCGTCTGAACACCTTCAAGCTCAATTGGCTGGGTGAATGCGATCAGACGGACTTGGCTCATGACTGGTCTTCCTTCACATCGGTCTCAGCGCACAGACCGTTGATGAACTCGAGCAACTCAGCCTTGGCGACTGGGATGTCAGTCTGCTCGATGGTGACGTCCTTCTTCTTGGCACCTGTCTCTTCGACAATGGTGTTACGGGTTGCCGTTGCATCGGCATTTGTGCTGGCGTAGCGCTTGCGGCCACCGCCTTGAACGAGATAACAACGCATAATCAGTTTCCTTTGAGTGAATGAACGACGGCGCGGAAGATGTAGTCCTTGGCCTGCTGTTCGCGTGGCAGCTGGTCAAAAGCAACCAGACACGGATGCTCTTTTTTGTCAGCGTCCTTAACAGGGCCGTATTTCCAACCATCATTGACTTTTTGCACCGTCCATGAAAAGTGACTGGCCTCTGGTCCAACGTCAGCCATCATGTGTAGATCAACACCAGCACGAGCGGATGCGCGTTGCCACTCAGGAGCATCTTCCCAGGTTGGTTGGCTGTTGTCGCCCATCGCTTCACAGTAGGCCTTGTTAACCTCATGACAGGCCCGAGCAATGCGATCGATGTTGCCGTAGGCGCTCAGCTGCTCTGCCAACAGATAGCCTTCCAATTCCCAGATCTTGTCAAAGGCTTTTTCCAAGGCGTATTGTTCGCCGAGCTCTTTGTTGAAGTTGGCTGCACTGACGCAGGCTGATTCACCACGCACTGTGAAGCCATTACGCAACACAACATGGGCAATGGTGGTGCGGCCGTCGGGCATGATGAAGTACTCAACGCCGGCGATCTTCGCCTGGACGTCTTCCTTCGTGACTTTGGTTCGCATGTGAAACTCCTTACTTACATTGAGGTGAAAAGAAAGGAGACCGAAGTCTCCTACCTGGTGGACAGCTGGATTAAGCAGCTTCCTTGATGCCGTCCACGATGGACTTCAACACCGCCTTGGTTGCCTTGGCAGCAGCCTTGTCTTCGGGCAGCTCGGCTTCCTTGACCACAGCCAGGACGCGCTTGGTCTCGGCCTTCACAGCAGCAGCAACTTGCTTCTCGACAGCAGCTTGCACGCCTTCGTCGGCCAGTGCGGCCTTGATCTCTTTTGCATTCATGATAAACTCCTAAATGGTTGATAACGCGTTGGGAGAATTCCCTCAGCAGTTGCGATTCTAATCTGCGCCGCCGCAGCTGTAAACATGTGGTTTCAATATTTTGCGGCTTTTGCGCCAGATTGTTTCTTTGACCAGTCTTCCAAGTGCTTCACAGCAGCTTGCGGAGCGGCTTCGGTCATCCAGAACTCGATGTTCCGCAACGCGTACAAGCGACCTTGCCCGCCATCTGCCAAACGGATCGGCTTGCCACCACATATCTGACGGACTCCGGCCCGTGCCAGCTCGCGACCCAACCCGTTGGCCGTAGTCCCGGTCTTGCCACTCGGGTCGTAGAACTGCAGCAGCTCCTTCGACGTGAACAGGTCCTTGTCAACCACAATCTCGCCAACCTTGAGGACGTGGTTCGGCGTGGCCAAGAGCTGGCGCACCCAACCGGCCAGGTCACTCTGCACGTTGGCAATCATGCGCTCCTTGGCTGCTGTCTTGAAGGCCGGAGCCGCTGGGTTGAAGTCGCCCGTGTCGCGATTTAAGAGGTAGTGGAAAACTGCCTTGCTGCCGCCCGTGTCCAGCCACAGGTCATAGTTCATGTAGAACTCTTCGTCCATAGGACCGACCTGCACCTCGTGGATGAAGAAGCGGCGGTCGTCGTCTTCAAGGAAAAACGAGTCCGGGTGGTTGGCCGTGAAGAAGTAGTTGATGCAGTCAGGCACCACGTACGTGGGCACATACTTACCATTGACTCGGAGTTCACGCTGCGTGATGAGCTTCTTCAAGAAGTCGGCATCAGCCCGCTTATTGGACCCAGTCACGTCGTCGCCCATGACAAACTGCTTGCCCTCAGCCCATTCATTGAAGCTGTTGTGCAGGTCCATTTGACTGATCTCGGTGAAGTTCTGACCGTAGATCCTGCCCAGCGTGTAGCCGATCAGCGATTTACCAGTGCCGTGTCTAATGCCGTGCAGGACCGCTGAGCTGAACAGCTTCGTGCCCGGATGCTGCAGCGGGTACGCACACCAGTTGAGGAACCAGTTCATGGCTTCAGGTTCACTACCCTTGAAGATGTGCGCGACCAGCTCAAGGAAAGGATCAACCTCATCCTCAACCGGTTCAACGCCCCAACCAGGCCAGATGTTAAACATGGGTCGCGGCTCAGCAATAAAGCGGCCATCGCCCGGCTTGTACGTGATCTTTGTAACCTCAGTCCGCAGCGGCCACTTGAGCCACGCAGCAGCTGCTGAGACCGCCTTGAATGAAACCGTGCCGTCTTGTTTGAGACTGCGCTCGTGGTAGTTCAGGGGAGCCTGCAGATGCTCCTTGAAGGCGGATGGACTTGCCTTGAACCGAGTGTCTTGGTCGACGATGAGGCCAGGGTCCTGCACGTAGACGTACTTCTCGTTGAGTCCCCAAAGTGGCGCGGTCAGGCCCAGCGGCTCGGCTTCCGTGAGGAGACCGCGAAACATCGAGACGGCAGATGGCCCAGCATGCATGAGGAAGTCGTCCAGACCCACCTTCTCGAGGCCAGGCAGCTGAGGCAGCGAGACCAGATGCACGAAGCAGCCGCGACGGTGCAGCTCCTCACCAAGTTCTCGGAGCGCGGCGCAGACCATCGGGTTGGTCTTGTAGTCCGAGTCAAAGCAGATGTAGACGTTGCGTTTGGCCCACTTGACAAGGTCCAGACTGGGCAGCCAATCGAGTCCCAGCTTGTGGCTGCGCCAGTTGTACACGCCACCTAGTCCGATGGTGGGGAAGCCTTCCTTGCAGGCCTTGGCTGCTTTGAGTTCGCCCTCGGTCAGGATCAGAGGCTGGTCGGTGTCGTGAAGCAGGCCTTCCCAGTCCTGATTGGCTGGGTAGTAAGCAACCGGTGCGGTATTGGGTTCCTGCACGTAGCGGACTGGCTTCTTGTCAGTCAGGCTGGAGAAGTCAGACGGGGTCTCAAGGTACCTGATGCGGTAGAACGGCTTGGACCCAGGCCAATCGCCGATCGGTTTGCCGTCAGGACCTAAGTAATCGATGCGCAAACTGCAAAACTGCTTGAATGCTTGGTGCTGAGCCGCAGTCTGTTGCTGGCCCAAGCAATGCATACTAAGCAGCTTGGCATCTTCAAGCGTGAGTCCGCTTGATTTGAGTTTTGCTTCCCCTAATGAAAGGGCTTTGTGGTCAGCAGCTGGAGCCGCCTTCTTCTTAGTAGTCGCCATCTTGTTTTCGGTCCTTAATTCGTCGATCATAGCCGCCTCAGCATCGGCCAACCATGCGCTCAGCCGCATGAAAAGGTGTCCGCCTCGCTACATCACTTGCTGAGGGCGATCGACGCGGACCAAGGTTGTGGGCAACCGAAGGAGACACGACACAGCGAGGCGGACAAGGAGGATTCTAATCTGTAGCGAGCGACCTGTAAACAATGGATTACCGTCGGAGTGAAAAGCTGTTATAGATCAACCACTTAGGCTTAGTTCTTGGCTCTTGGCGCTCTGCTACACAACAAAGCGGTCGCTACACGCTACGCCAATCTCTATTCTCTCTTCTCTCTATACTTCTTCTTCTTCTTCTTCTTCTTTAGTTAAAAAGAGACTATAGTAAATGTAGTATCTGTAGTTTATCTTATAAATCAACAACTTAGGTTGCTACACAACTCGCTACACAGGCCGCTCCATCAGAGTGAGTGTTCGCCCATTTAGAGGGTGTACGAAGTTTCCCACATGTGTTAGAGCGGTTTACCACTGTCAGGAAACGGTTTACGATACACACCATCGAGATTTCCTATCTCCAAATCTTCTGTGGAGTTAAATAATGGCAGGTGGTGGACGACAACCAGGTGCTGGACGGCCAAAAGGCGCGCTGTCCAAGGTCACTGCAAAAGCAAAACAAGCCGCCATGGAAACTGGTCTGCTACCACATGAGTGGTTGCTGCAAGTCAGTCGTGGTGAAGGTATCAAGCACAAACGTTGGGTTGTGAAGTACGACAAGCAAGGCAAAGAAGTCAGCCGCGACCTTGTGGAAGAAGAGGTCTACGCAGACTTTCCCACGCGCATTGATGCTGCCAAGGCTGCGTCTCCGTTCTATGCACCCAAGCTTGCCGTGCAAACCGTCTCGGTCACTGGCAACTCTGACGCTGTGTCTGAGACATTGAAAGCCATTGCGGAGAAGCTTCCAGTATGATTGACCTCTCCCATCAGAAGGACATGGAACGTTGGTACCCGCTGACTGAGCACTCCGTGCAGACTGCCCTGGTCAATGACAAGGTGCGGTTCAAGGTGGTCCCAGCAGGGCGGCGGTCAGGCAAGACTGAAAGGGCCAAGCGCTTCGTGGTGCGTGAGGCTATGCGTGAACCAGGGCCCTACTTCGTTGCCGCTCCTACCCGAGACCAAGTCAAGCGGATCTACTGGGCAGACCTCAAGCGTCTCTGCTTCACCTCTGTGCTCGGCGACCGCTCAGTCAGCGAGTCTGAACTTCAGATACGTCTGCCCAATGGCAGCACCATCAGTCTCGTCGGTCTTGATCAACCTCAGCGCATGGAAGGCGTGCTCTGGATTGGCGGTGTCATCGATGAGATTGCCGACGTGCGTGAAGGAGCATGGCAGGAGAACATCAGTCCTGCGCTAGATACCTTCAATCCGCTGAAGCCTGGCTACCGTCCATGGTGCTGGTTGATCGGGGTTCCTGACGGCCTGAACCATTACTACGAGATGGCTGAGTATGCTCGCACCTCAGGCGACGCTGACTGGAAGCTCTACACGTGGATGTCGTCAGACATTCTCCCACCTGATGTGATCGAAGCCGCCAAGCGCCGCATGTCGCCCCGTCAGTACCGCCAGGAGTACGAGGCTAGTTTCGAGACCGCATCAGGCCGAGTGTACGAGGACTACGGTCCGCACAACTACACGAAGGAAGTCATCAAGAGCCATGAGCAGATCATGTGGCACCATGACTTCAACTTCACGCCCATGAGCTCAGGCATCGGTGTACGCCGTGGCAATGATTTCTACATCCTCGACGAGATCATCTTGACCAGCGCAACGTCACGACAGTCGGCCGTTGAGTTCGTTGAAAAGTACAAGAACCACGCCAACCGCAAGGTCATCATCTACGGAGACCCCGCAGGCCGAGCTGGTGAGAAGCACGGTCACGCATCAGACTACACCGAGATGGAGCAAGTGCTGCGCGCCAACAACTGGCAGGTCGAACGACGCGTCAAGCCCGCTGCTCCTGCCATTAAGGACCGTCAGAACTCTGTGCGCGCCAAGATCAGGAACGCTGCTGGCCAGACCAGTCTGTTCGTGAACATCGACAAGGCGAAGTACGCTCACAAGGGTCTTGCCACTGTGCAGATCAAGAAGGGCAGCACCTTCCTCGAAGAAGACAGCGACTACCAGCACATCACGACAGCCATCGGCTACTGCGTTGACCATGAGTGGCCACTGCGTCCTGACCGTCCGAACGTCGATGCCAAGCCTATTGCGTCCACCCATCATTTCAACCGTTAAGGAACCACCATGGCCCGACCATCTAAAGAGCAACGACTTGCTGCCATCCACCAGGAGGCACTCGCCGAGTTCGACAGTATCCAATCCTCCATGCGCGATGAGCGGCTTCAGTGCCTCCAAGACCGCCGCTTCTACTCAATCGCAGGTGCTCAGTGGGAAGGTCCACTGGGAGAGCAGTTCGAGAACAAGCCCAAGTTCGAGGTCAACAAGATCCACTTGTCGGTCATCCGCATCATCAACGAGTACCGCAACAATCGGGTCACAGTCGACTTTGTGAGCAAGGAAGGCAAGGAGTACGACAAACTGGCTGACACATGTGACGGGCTGTACCGTGCTGACGAGCAGGACAGCGGTGCTGAAGAAGCCTACGACAACGCCTTTGAGGAAGCGGTCGGAGGTGGCTTTGGCGCATGGCGTCTGCGCACTGTGTACGAGAATGAAGAGGACGAAGAAGACGAGAAGCAACGGATCCGCATTGAGCCGATCTTCGATGCTGACTCGTCTGTGTTCTTCGACCTGAACGCCAAGCGCCAAGACAAGGCCGACAGCAAGAAGTGCTTCGTCATTACGTCCATGACTCGTCAAGCGTACAAGGATGAATGGGGCGATGATCCTGCCTCATGGCCGAAGGAAGTCCACCAGTACGAGTTCGATTGGTTGACGCCTGACGTTGTCTTTGTGGCTGAGTACTATCGAGTCGAAGAGAAGCGCGAGACCGTCTATATCTGGGAGACATTGAATGGCGACGAGGAGCGCTACAAGGACGCAGACTTTGAGGCTGATGAGACCTTGGAAGAACGCCTGATGGCAGTTGGCAGCCGTGAGGTACGCCAGAAGAACATCAAGCGTCGCCGTGTCCGCAAGTATATCCTGTCAGGCGCCAAGATCCTTGAGGACTGCGGTTACGTTGCCGGCAAGTGCATTCCCATCGTGCCTGTCTACGGCAAGCGCTGGTTTGTTGACAACGTTGAACGCTGCATGGGCCATGTCCGCTTGGCCAAGGATGCTCAGCGCTTGAAGAACATGCAGCTGTCAAAGCTCGGTGAAATCAGCGCCCTGTCCTCGGTTGAGAAACCGATCCTGACGCCTGAGCAAGTTGCTGGCCACCAGATGATGTGGGCCGATGACAACATCAAGAACTACCCCTACCTGTTGGTCAATCCAATCACCGACGCCAATGGCAACCAGGCCATCTCTGGCCCAATCGGTTATACCAAGCCACCTCAGATCCCTCAGGCCTTGGCTGCTCTGTTGCAGATTACTGAGCAGGACATGCAAGACCTTCTTGGCAACCAGCAGGCAGGCGAAGAGCTTCAGGCCAACGTCTCAGGCAAAGCGGTTGAGCTGATTCAGAACAAGCTCGACATGCAGACCTTCATTTACATGAGCAACATGAGCAAGGGCATTAAACGCTCGGGCGAAATCTGGTTGAGCATGGCCAAGGATGTACTGGTTGAAGAAGGCCGCAAGATGAAGTCAATTGGCCCACAAGGCGAGATGCAGTCAGTTGAATTGGCCAAGCCTATGGTCAATGACAAGGGCGAGATTGAGACTGAGAACGACCTGTCCACTGCTGAGTTCGACGTCAATGTGGATGTTGGTCCTTCGTCTGCAAGCAAGCGAGCAGCCATGGTCCGAGCCCTGACTGGCATGGCTTCATTGACTGAAGACGCTGAGACCAAGCAGGTCCTTGGCGCAATGGCCATGATGAATATGGAAGGCGAAGGCATCACTGAGGTGCGCGGCTACTTCCGCAAGAAGCTGCTCCGCATGGGAGTCGTCAAGCCCACAGAGGAAGAACAGCAGACCATGGCTGAAGAGCAGGCCAACCAGAAGCCTGACCCGAATACCCAGTACCTGCAGGCGGCGGCTGAAGCTGAACAAGCTCGGGCCGTCAAAGCTCGGGCCGACACTGTACTCACTGTTGCCAAAGCTGATGAGGTTCAAGCAAACACTGCAAAGATTCTCTCTGAAATAGACAATGCGGACACATCGCTTGCACTGAAGGCGGCTGAATTGGTAACCACTGTTCGAAAGGGGGCGTAATATGGGCGGCATTTCAGGCAAAGATCTTGCTTACAGGGCTTTGGCTTCTGCCATTGGAGGTCCGGTCGACTTAGCAACTATGGCCATGAGGCCATTTGGTTACAAGGTCGAAAACCCGGTTCTTGGGTCTGAGTGGATTGGACAGAAGATGCAGGATACGGGGCTGACCTCCGAAGTTCGTGATCCGCTCAAGGAGTTTGCAGCATCTGTCATGGTACCAAGTCCGGGAGGTCTAGCCACTGGGTTTGGCAAAGGTGCTGCACTGTTACCAGCTATTGCCGGTATGACTAAAACAGGGAGGGTTGCCGATGCCCTCAGTCAAGTTTCTCCACTTGACCGAATGATGAAGGCATCGAAAGGTGGACTAATAGATGTCAAAAACGTATTTGCCAAAGGCCATGTTGATATACCAGAGGCAAGTTTTATGCGCGGATCGAAACCACGCGACGAGATTGTGAAAGTTCAATCAATTGCGCCGACACAATCTGAAGTTAAAGCAGAAGGGCTATTGGAGAAGCTAATGGAACAAGCCGAAGGCGCATCTACACGAGATGCCAATACTGGGGTACTTCCTGAAGTCATTAAATACGGCGATGAGTATCTGCTATTGGACGGCCACCATAGGGTCGCCGCTCAAATAGCACAGGGGGCAACCACAACGCCTGTCCACGTCATTGGTGAAATATCTAAATAATAGCCACAAGGGCCGAAACTGTATCACAGAACGGCATTCCACTGTAAGATCCTTGCTTATGCGGTTCCCACCCAGCCGCTTTAATGGGTGAGTTTTGAATGGGGTCATGAAATGAGTAAAAAGGCAGACGGTCAAGCAACGACAGATGATGAAGTGGTAACCTTGGAAGACGAAACCACTGTTGTGGACGGCGAGGGCGAAGACGGTAACACCGACGAAACCCAGTCAGATGACAACGAAGGTGAAGGCACCCAGGAAACTGCCACCGAGTCCGATGATGTTGTGGTAACCATTGGTGAGGAAACGCCGCCCACCGAGGAAGAGGCTCATGCGCCTGAATGGGTTCGTGAACTGCGCAAGACCAACCGCGAGGACAAGCGTCGCATCCGTGAACTGGAAGACAAGCTTAACACCACCAAGGCAGCTGAGACCAAGCCGGCAGCCCTGGGTAAGAAGCCCACTCTCGAAGACCACGACTACGACACTGAGAAGTTCGAGCAAGCACTGACAGCTTGGTACGACCGGAAACGTGATGCCGATCAAGCTGCAACCCAGGCCGAAGCCGCTCAGAAAGAGCAGCAGAAAGCTTGGCAGGCCAAACTGGACTCCTATGGCAAAGCGAAAGCTGAGCTGAAGGTGAAGGACTTTGATGATGCCGAGGCAGTAGCCCAGGACGTCTTCAACGTCACCCAGCAAGGCATCGTGCTGCAAGGAGCTGAGAACCCCGCACTGGTCATCTATGCGCTGGGTAAGAACCCGAAGAAGGCGAAGGAAATCTCGACCATCACCGACCCCGTGAAATTTGCTTTCGCGGTGGCTAAACTGGAGACTCAATTGAAAGTTACGCAACGCAAAGCAGCCACAGCACCGGAACGCACTGTCCAGGGAACTGGCAACAAGTCTGGGACTGTGGACTCAACCCTCGAGCGGCTGCGCACTGAGGCGGCAAAGTCTGGTGACTTCACCAAAGTCATCCAGTACAAGAAGTCGAAGCAAGCAGCCAAGTAAACCACATTGAAATAGGAGCCAATCATGGCAAATGCATTTTCCAAAGAAGAACGCGTCGCGTTCGAAGACATCCTCGAAGGCTTCAATGATGCCTTGGTCCTGAGCCGCAATGTGGCAACGTACGCCACTGACTCGACAATGATGGAGCGCACCAACGACATCATCTGGCGTCCTCAGCCGTACATCGCCACCTCCATCGACGGTGCGCCTGGTACGGACATCTCTGCTCTGTACAAGAACATGACTCAGCTGTCTGTGCCGGCCACCATCGGCTTCAGCAAGACTGTGCCATGGACTCTGAATGCCAAGGAGCTGCGTGACGCACTGCAAGAGAACCGTCTGGGCGACAGTGCCAAGCAGAAGCTGGCCAGCGACATCAACGTGGCACTCATGAACGTGGCATCTGCGCAAGGTACCCTGTTCGTGAAGCGCTCGGCTGCTGCATCTGGTTTTGATGACGTCGCCCAGTGCGAAGCCATCATGAACGAGCAAGGCGTGCCTTCGTATGACCGCTACCTGGCCCTCAGCACACGTGACTACAACGGCATGGCAAGCAACTTGGCTGGTCGTCAGAACGTGACTGACATGCCCAAGGAAGCCTACCGCCGCGCCTATGTGGGCATGATCGCATCCTTCGACACATACAAGCTCGACTACGCAAACCGCGTGGCTGCTGCAGGTGGTGGCGCTGGTCTGACGATCGATACACGTGATGCTGCCGTCAACTACTACACGCCTCAAGCTACCAGCACCTCTGTTGGTGGCAAGATCAACGTGGACAACCGCTACCAGATAGTGACTGTGTCTAGTTCTGCCGGCGTGGTTGCAGGTGATGCCTTCACGATCGCTGCTGTGAATGCTGTGCATCACATCACCAAGGGCGATACTGGTCAACTGAAGACCTTCCGCGTCATCAGCGTACCTGCTGGCGGCACGACCTTGGTCATCAGCCCTCCGATCATCAGCAACCAGGTGGCTGCGGATGCGTCGGCCCAGTACCAGAACTGCGTGGTGAACACTAAGGCTGCAGCTTCGGCCATCGTCTTCCTGAACACTGTGGCAGCTTACGCCAACCCATTCTGGCAGAAGGATGCTCTGGAAATTCTGCCTGGCCGCTACGCAGTCCCGACCGATGCTGGTACCGCAGTGATGCGTGCCTCCACCGATCAGGGCATTGAACTGGTCATGCAGAAGTTCTACGACATCGACACGATGAAGACCAAGTACCGCTTGGACACGCTCTTCGGCGTGGTCTGCAAGCAGCCTGAAATGGCCGGCTTGATGATGTTCAGCCAAACCTAAGCTGATTGAGGGAAGGGGCTTCGGCCCCTTTCTTCAACTTGATCAATCCACCTGAGGACACCAAAATGACTAAAGAAGTTCAAGCTGCTGACGACCAGTTCCCCACGCTCGTCTACAAGGGCAAAGGCCCGCATTCCCGCGCTGGTGGCACGTATGACTACGCTGCTGCCGATGACCAAGAAGCACTCGACGCCAAGCTGGCCGATGGTTGGTTCACCACGTTGCCTGAAGCCATCAATGCTAATGACAAGCCTGCCGCCGTGAAGTCTGATGACGCACCGGCAACTCGTGCTGAGCTCGAGACCAAGGCCAAAGAGCTGGGTATCCAGTTCGGCAAGAAGACGACTGACGCTGAACTCAGCGCCTCAATCACTAAAGCACTCGCCAAGGAGTAATCATGGGCTGGACTAAGCGCCAATTCGTCACACAGGCCTTCGAAGAAGTCGGGTTGGCGGCTTACGTCTTCGACCTGACTCCTGAGCAGCTGCAAAGTGCTTTGAACCGGCTGGACTCCATGATGGCTGCGTGGAACGCCAAAGGGATCCGACTCGGTTACCCCATCTCGTCAAGCCCACAGAATGCTGACCTCGATGAGCAGACGGGCGTTCCTGACTCGGCCAATGAGGCTGTCTACCTAAACCTCGGCATTCGTCTTGCTCCTGGCTTTGGCAAGACCGTGGCGATGGAGACCAAGGCGTCTGCTAAGATGGCCTACGACACTTTGCTGTCGCGTGCTGCCATGCCACCTGAGCAGCAGCTCCCAGGCACAATGCCTTCAGGTGCTGGCAACAAGCCGTGGCGTGTCTACGACAACCCATTCCTTCATCGGCCAGTCGATCCACTGCTTGCAGGCGAAGACGGCCCGATCGAGTTCAACTAGGAGAACCAAACATGCCACAAATCAATCAGCTCTCGTCCACGGACGAGGTTCAACCTGGCGACCAGGTACCTATTTATTCGTCGTCGAACGGTGATGCACGTAAGGCCTCACTCTCACTGCTGAAAACCTTCTTCCAAGAGGGCATCACTGCAGCTGACGACAAGATCACCCAGTACGCAGCTCCAAGTGCCACTGCGTTCAGCATCCAGGTCAACAACGATGCTGACAGTGTCTGGCTGGTGCTCACACCGACTGCCGGCTTTGCAGCAGGCACGCTGGTGCTTCCTGCCGTAGCAAACTGTGTTGACCGCCAAGAGATCCTCGTCAACTGCACCCAGGCTGTGACCACGCTAACGGTGTCTGGAAACGGTGCCACGGTGACCGGAGCCCCAACTGCTTTGACTGCCAATGGATTCTTCCGTCTGCGCTTCGATGCCATCACTGACACTTGGTACCGCGTCGGCTAAGGAGACAACATGCAAATCCCGATCCTCAGCGGTGTCTACACTGACGGAAGCCCAGACTTCCGGACGTCGTACCCAGTCAACATGGTACCAGTGCCTAAGGAGCAAGGAATCTCCAATGGGTACCTGCGCCCAGCCGATGGCATTGTTCAGTTTGGCACTGGTCCTGGTGTCGATCGTGGTGGCATCAATTGGAATGGCAAATGTTACAGAGTGATGGGCGGCAACCTTGTGCGCATTGATGAAGATGGTTCAGTAATTGTGCTTGGCGGTGTTGGCTCAGACAATCTACCAGTCACATTTGACTACTCATTTGATCGGTTGGCCATCTCATCAGCTGGCAGTTTGTTTTACTACAACGGCTCCACCATAACTCGTGTTGGTGACGCTGACCTTGGAACTGTCGTTGACTTTGTGTGGATCGATGGCTACTTTATGACAACCGACGGTAAGTACTTGGTAGTCACTGAGCTTAATGATCCATTTACTGTCAATCCACTAAAATACGGAAGCTCAGAAGCAGACCCAGATCCTATTGTTGCGCTTCTCAAGCTGCGCAACGAGGTCTACGCCCTAAACCGTAATACCATCGAGGTCTTTGACAACATTGGCGGTGACTTCTTTCCATTCCAACGAATTGAAGGTGCACAGATACAAAAAGGCGTTGTTAGTTCACATGCTTGCTGCGTCTTTGTTGAGGCTGTGGCTTTTGTTGGAAGCGGCAGAAACGAATCACCATCAATATATTTGGGCGCCAACGCCAACGCCATTAAAGTGGCGACAATGGAGATCGACCAGATCTTGGCTCAATACACTGAGATTGAATTGTCCCAGTGCATCGTTGAAGCCCGCAATGACAAAAGCCACCAGCACCTGTACGTCCATTTACCTGACAGAACTATGGTTTATGACGCGGCAGCTTCACAACAACTTCAAGAGCCTGTCTGGTTCCACCTTACGTCAAGTTTGGCAGGCTTTAGCAAATATCGCGCGCGCAACTTTGTCTGGTGTTATAACAGGTGGCTATGCGGTGACCCGACAACAGTCGTGCATGGCTATCTTGTTGAGAATATCTCGTCCCACTACGGAGATGGCGTGTACTGGGAGTTTGGCACAATGATTGTGTACAACGAGGGTCGTGGCGCTATTTTTCACGAACTCGAGCTTGTTGCCTTGACTGGCCGTGTTGAGTTTGGTAAGGATCCAACAATCAGCACTTCGTACTCTATCGATGGCGAGAACTGGAGTCAACTACGTACTATCAAGGCCGGCAAGCAAGGTGATCGTACAAAGCGTCTGTCTTGGCTCCAACAAGGAAGCATGCGCAACTGGCGTATCCAACGCTTTAATGGAGACAGTCAGGCCCACCTATCATTCGCGCGCCTTGAGGCACGTGTTGAACCTTTGGCATATTGACCATGGCAGATCCAAAACCACTATCGCGAGACCAACTCGCCAAGTTCCTGCCAGACGCGGAGTCCATCAAGCGCTTCGAGCGTCTATTTGCAGTTGCTGGAGACCTGACTCCAACTGATGTGGCCACTTTGTACAGGCTGACGCAAGAAGCATCCATCGATGCCAACAGTGCCGACTCGAAGGCTCAGATGGCCGTCGACGCGCTCGCGCAGATAATTCAGGACGCCGCCATCAATTCTGGTTCGGCAGACTCAAAGGCCACACAGGCCCTTGATGCTTTGTCAAGCATTGCTAAATCCCTTGAACTTTTGGCCCTATCTCCAGCCAAGCGCGAAGACACGTTCTTGAAAGGCGACTACATTGACATCAATACAACTGCGCCTGCCCCAGTGGGCGCAGTCGGTAGGCTCAAGTGGAATGACACTGACGGCACGCTTGACCTAGGCCTGAAAGGTGGTAATGTCACGCTTCAACTTGGTCAAGAGAATGTGTTGCGCGTCAAGAATGATGAGGCCACAACTCTCAATGACGGTGAGGTCGTGTATATTACCGGGGCAAGTGGCGCCAATCTGCTGGTCAAAAGAGCGCTTGCTAATTCAGACGTCACATCAGCCTCTACCATCGGCGTGGTGACTGAACCCATTTTTTCCAATGGCCAAGGTTTCATCACAACCTTTGGCCAAGTGCGCGGACTTAACACGGCGGCATTCAACGAAGGTGACGTTCTGTACCTTTCTCCAACCGTGGCTGGCGCCATCACCGCGACAAAACCGACTGCGCCAGACCACATGGTTCTTGTTGGGTACTGCACTAAGAAATCTGCCGGCAATGGTGAGATCTTCATCAAAGTTGATAACGGTTACGAGATAGACGAACTCCACAACATCCAAATCACAACCCCAGTCTTGGCAGGAAGTCTATTGATCTATGATGTTACTGTCGGAGTTTGGAAAAACGCGCGGCTTACTGCTGGCACAAACGTCACCATCGCAAATGCTGACGGCTCAATAACCATTGCCGTCGCCGGTGCTGCCCCAACTGGAACTGCTGGAGGCGTGCTCAGTGGCACGTATCCAAACCCAGGTTTTGCCGCTGATATGGCAACACAGGCAGAACTTGACGCTCACACAGACGGGACCGCTGTTCATGGGGCGACAGGTGCAGTTGTTGGCACCACAAATGCTCAGACGTTGTCAAACAAAACATTGGCCGCGCCTGTTGTGACTGGTACAACTGACCTACAAGGTGGTCAAATTAAGTTCCCTGCTACACAGGTGCCAAGCGCCAACCCAAACACCCTCGATGATTATGAGGAGGGCACATGGACACCAGGATTTGCAGATTGGGTAACTGCGCCGACTGTAGTTTTTGCCAACTACACAAAAATTGGCAGGGCTGTGACAATAGATCTTTATGGAATTGGTGGCGTGACTAATTACAGTTCTATCACAGGTCTTCCATTTGCTTCTGGGAGCTCAGTGGCATCAGGGGTGGCAGTATCAGCTAGTGCGTATGCACCTATGTTTTATTGCTCAGTCATAAATGGATCATCGGCACTAAATGGAATTCAGCAAGTTGCTGCAATGGTAGGAAACTACTGGCAGCTTTCACTCACATACACAGTTTAAGGAACTACCATGACAATAGTTGTAAAGACCATCGTCCCTCGCAAACAAGCTGAAGCCACCCAAACTGGCCAGTACACAGCTGAGAATTGCAAAACCATCATCGACAAGTTCACAGTCACAAATACCAGCGCTGTGAACGTACCATTCAGCGTCAATCTTGTGGCGGCATCTGGTACTGCGGTCGATGCCAATCTTGTGTTGAAGGCGCGGTCAATCGCCCCTGGCGAAACCTATACCTGCCCTGAACTTGTGGGACAGACGCTTGAGTCTGGTGGTTTCATCTCCACATTAGCAGGAACGGCCGCGTCATTGACTATCAGTGCCTCTGGCCGTGAAATAACCTGATGGTTTACAAGGTGGCCAGACGCGTGTTAGTATCTGGCCACCTGTGGTGCTAGATGCCATAGCAGCTGAGCCTAACGAGCAGCCAGCAGCTCATACCGCCCTGAAAAGGAGAGTTTGAATGCTGGCTCAAGCCAATACCCACAATCTTGTGGGTCAGTCCAAGATTGAGCAGGTGGAATCCCACTTGCTAGACCTCCCACAGGTCGAATGCCCGGTTGTCCATCATTTCGGCCCTGGCATCTACATCCGAGAAGTTACTCTGCCTGCTGGCACACTTGCCATTGGCCATGCCCAACGATTTGACCACCTCAACATAATGCTGACTGGCGCAGTCGCCATGATTGGTGACGATGGTCAAACCAAGGTGCTACGAGCCCCCATGATCTTTGTCGGCAAGCCTGGGCGCAAGCTCGGCTATGTGCTCGAGACCTGCATCTGGCAGAATGTCTACTCCACCGAGGAGCGCGACATTGACAAGCTCGAATCGATGTTTCTCGACAAGAGCTCCACATGGCAAGCACATGCTCAAGCCGCAAAGCAGCTTGAGTCTTACCACCGCCGCGAAGACCGCGAAGACTTTGAACTTGTGGTACGCCTTGCCGGCTTCACATCAGATGTTGTGCGCGCACAGTCAGAAAACCCGTATGACCAAATCACAATGCCTAGTGGTTTTGCGCCAAAGTTTACAGTGCGCGACTCGGCCATTGAGGGAAAAGGCGTGTTTCTCAGTGCTCCTGCCGAAGCTGATGAGGTACTTGCGCTAGCACGCATCAATGGCATGCGCACACCCGCTGGCCGCTATACCAATCACTCAAAAACTCCTAATGCCAGGTTTGTAAAGGATGAGGGCGGCGACATTTGGCTTGTGGCCACTCGACGCATTGCTGGTTGTGCTGGTGGAAGCCAAGGAGAAGAGGTCACGATCGACTACCGCCAAGCTCTCGCCATTTCAGGCATCAATTTAATCGAAGGAGAACACCAATGAGTGGAATCGCAACGGCCGTTGTGGCCGGTTCAGTCATCACTGGCGTCATGGCCAGCAACGCCCAGTCTGATGCGGCAGAATCTGCTGCCGGCGCACAAACAGCATCAAGCCAGGCATCAATCGAAGAGCAACGCCGTCAATTTGACGCTGTTCAAAAGCTTCTGTCACCTTACTCTCAAGCCGGCGAGCAAGCTCTTTCAGGTCAGCAAGGTCTTCTTGGTCTTGCAGGTCCTGCAGCTCAACAACAAGCCATTGCCGGTCTTGAATCATCTCCTCAGTTTGCGTCAATGATGCAGCAGGGCGAGAATGCCATCTTGCAGAACGCTTCAGCAACTGGAGGTCTTCGTGGCGGTAATGTACAGGCCACACTGGCTCAATTCCGTCCTCAGTTGCTAAGCCAGTTGATCGAATCGCAGTTCAGTAAACTTGGCACCATCTCAGGTCTGGGTCAAGCTTCAGCAGCCGGTCAAGCAGCTGACGCCCAACAAACTGGTGCCAATATTGGCAACGCCCTGACACAACAAGGTCAAGCTGCCGCTGGTGCTGCTTTGGCACAAGGTCAAGCTCAAGCCCAGATGTGGGGAAATATCGGCGGGACCATCGGCAATGTTGCCACACTCAAAGCTCTCAAGGTGTTTTAATCATGGCACAACCATTCAACTATATGCTCAATGTCCCTGATCCGACACAGTCGGTCATGGGCGGTGTTCAAAATGCCCTTAACATTAGCAACATGATGTCTCAGCGCAATTTGGCTGAACAGAAAGCCATCGACCTTCAGAAGGCGCGTGAAACACAGGACCAGATGAATTCTGACCTTGGCGCGTTGTCTAAGAACCCGACGCCGTCGGCCTTGGCTAGCATGATGGTCAAGTACCCAAGCCTGAGCGAGAACTTTAAGCGTACCTACGACGTGCTCAGCACAGAGCAGAAGGACTCACGTCTGGGTCAAGCCACTCAGGTTTATGCTGCACTGCAGTCTAACAAGCCTGAGGTTGCCCAGCAGCTGCTAACTGAGCAAGCCACAGCTTACCGCAACTCAGGCCAAGAGCGTGAAGCCAAGACGCTTGAGGACCTGGGCATGCTGATCAAGACGAGCCCTGAGACGGCCAAGACCTCAACCGGTCTCTTCCTGGCTTCGGCCATGGGACCTGACAAGTTCACCGAGACGTTCACTAAACTTCAAGGCGAGCAGCGCGATGCTGAGATGCAACCATCAAAATTGAGCGAGTCACAAGCCAAAGCTCAGAAGGCAGCAGTTGAAGCCAAGTTCGCCGAGTCTGGCGCAGTGCTTGACCTGCAGAAGAAAGGTTGGGACATCACCAAGATCCAAGAGGACATCAAGATCGCCAAGCAGAATGCTGGCATTGCAGCCATGAACGCTCAGATCGCTCGTGAGGGCAACCAGATTAAGCGCGAAGAGAACCAACTCAAGCTGCAGGACATGGTCCAGAAGCGTGATGAGACTGTCCGCACAAAAGCTGCTGACCTTGAGTCTGCTCGCACAAACATGGACAACATGCTCAACACGGCTGACCGCATCCTGAAGACGCCAATCGGTGTGATTGGTTCAGCTGCCGGTCCGGTGTCGTCGCGCATGCCCACTCTCACACAGGACACTGCTGACTTTGAAGCTCTGGTCGAGACGCTTGGTTCACAGTCATTCATGGCCCAGATCCCCAACATCAAGGGCATGGGCGCTTTGTCCAATGCTGAAGGCGAAAAGCTCCAAGCCGCTTTGCAGAACTTCAGCCTCAAACAGTCTCCTGAACGCCTGCTTGAGAACGTCAAGGAAGCCCAGCGTTTGGTCATGAAGGCACGCAAGAACATGACTGCACGCGCCGGCCTACCTGAGACCATCCCCGACACTCCGGCAGTAAGCACGTCTGGTGGTGACATCGACGCGCTTGTGAAGAAGTATACACAAGGAGCCCGCTAATGGCAACACTCCAAGAACTTGAGCGAGCCTTGGTCAACGCTGACAAGGCTGGTGACCTTGATGCCGCCCGGCGCTTGGCTGCCGTGCTTGTCAAGGCGCGCCAAGATACTACAAACCAAATCCCAGACACGATTGTGCCTGGCACGACTCAAGAGTACGTTGAGCCATCAGTTGGTGAAAAGATCATTGGAACTGGTGAGGCTGCACTGACGATTGGAACAGGCGCGATTGGCGGCACGGCAGGTCTGATTGGCGGCACGTTGAAAGGCTTGGCTGAGCAGATCTTGTCTGGTCAATTTGGAAGCCAAGAGGCGGCAAACCTTGTCCAGAAGTCAGCTATGCAGGGAGCTCAGGCGTTGAACTACGCGCCTCGCACGCAGTCAGGACAAGAGCAAGTACAAGCTGTCGGTGAGGTGCTCCAGAACGTCCCTCCTGTCATCCCAGTCATTGGCCCGATTGGCGCCGTTTCTGCCAGCACCAAGATGGCTGCACCAGTTGTAGCGGCAACTGCTGGCCGCGTTGCTGCGCCTGTTGTTGCCGCTACAAAGCGGGCTGGGCAGACCGTGGCCAAAGTCACCGAGCCAATTCGTGAAATGATGCCAGGCGCAACGACTAAGCGACCTACTCCTGGCACCCAAGCATCAGGCGGTTCAGCTGGTGTTGACATGGCCACGCTGCGTCAGGCCAAGGCCGATGAATTGCCAGTGCCCATCAAACTGACTGAAGGCCAGAAGACTCGCCAATTTGAACAGCAGCGCTTTGAGCGTGAGACGGCTAAACTGCCTGATGTTGGCGAGCCAATTCGCGAGCGCTTTGCTACTCAGAACAAGCAGCTGCAGCAAAACCTTGAGGCCTTTGTTGACATGACTGGAGCTGAGGCTCCTGACCTTCGTTCCATTGGTCTGACCGTAGACAAGGCTCTGCGTGACCGTGCTGCTCGTGATAAGACGCGCATCCGCACCTTGTACAAGGAAGCTGAGAAGGCCGGTGAGATGGAAGCCCCTGTCAAGCTTGACACCGTAGTCCAACACTTGGTTGACAACGCGCCAGAGGCTGAAGTGGCCAACGTCCTTAAAGCAACGCGTGCCAAGGCCCTGCAGCTTGGCGTGGCCACTGAAGCTCCTGACGGAACGTTGGTTGCCCAACCTGTGACTCTCAAGACTGCTGAGTTGTTCCGCCGGTCTATTGGTGGTGCAACCAATGCTGAGCCGACTAACATCATGCAAGCTTCGCAGATGCGCAGCCTCATTGATGCCTCAACTGACGGCCTTGGTGGCAACATGTACAAGCAAGCCCGCGCAGCACGAGCCCGGTTTGGCAGTGACTACGAGAACATCGGTCTGGTGAAGAATTTGCTTGGCCAGAAGCGTGGTTCAAATGACCGAGCCATCGCCATGGAAGACGTCTTGCGCCGCTCAGTCATTGACCCATCAACATCTCTTGACACAGTGCGGCAAGTGCGGCGGTTACTCCAGACAGAGGGTCCAAATGGCCAGCAGGCCTGGAAGGAACTACAAGGCGGAACGCTCAAGTTCATGCGTGATGAGGCCACTAAGGGAGTGGGACGCGATGAGCTTGGAAACGCCGTGCTGTCACCAGGCCAACTTGACCGTGTCATCACACAGCTTGACAAGTCTGGCAAGTTGGACTTTGTCTTTGGCAAGAAAGGAGCTGAGCAGTTGCGGACCATCAATGACGTAGCCAAAGACGTATTGACGGCCCCAGCAGGAGCTGTCAACACAAGCAACACAGCCAGCGTCTTGGCCGGCATGATGGACATCGCCATCAGTGGTACGGCTGGAGTGCCTGCACCGATCATGACAAGTTTCCGTTTGGCAACCAAAGGCATCAAAGATGCAAAAACCCGTGCCAAAGTCCGCAAGGCCCTTGGCGAGTAAACTCTAGGAGATATTCAATGCTTCAAATTCAATCGCCCTTCCAACAATTTTTTGGCGCCGGTGGTGACCCTCTTGACAACGGGCGCATTTATATTGGCACCACAAATCAAAACCCAGAGGTGAACCCAATTGTGGTGTACTGGGATGAAACGCTAACTATCCCAGCTGTGCAGCCTATTCAAACAATGAATGGGTATATTGTTCGCGCCGGCACACCGGCAAGACTGTTTACGTCTGCCAATGACTACTCGATGACTGTGAAAAACAAACGCGGAGCCGTTGTTTTCAGTGTCCTTAGTGCAACCTCACTTTCTGGACTCCAAGACTCACTAGCCAGTGTGTCGTCACAGAATAATGGTGGTGCTTTAGTCGGGTTTAAGCAGGGAAATGATTCTGGCTTTGCTGCTGGCGCCGTGGCTCGAAACCTGTACACAAAGTCAAGAGAAGTTGTGAGTTTACTGGACTTCATACCAGAGGGGACAAACACGCAAACTACAGACTGCTCTGACTACATTCAGGACGCCGTCGATTATGCCCAGTTGATCACAGGGTCAACTTTCACAGATGCCTCAAATTCATGCACACTACACGCCCCCGCCAGTATTTACAAGATCACCAAAACCATCAACATCCCTGGAAATATCAGGCTTGAAGGTGACGGCAATAACGCAACCATTTTCAACCTTGTTTCGCCTACTGTAACAGTTGCCTTCTTAGTCGGCCCAAGCGGCGATAACCAATATCTTTGGGGCGGGCGTCTCAGTGGCTTCCGTGTGAATTGTGATGGCGGAGCTGCCGTATGTGATGGCATCAAGTTACAGACAGGGGCGGTAAATTCTGTTATCACCCAAACTGTATTTGACGACATTTTGGTCTGGAACTGCCGAGATGGTTTCATTCTTAGTGGCGTGTTGTACATGTTGGACTTTACCAATTGCAAAGTAGTTGGTACCACGCGCCATGGATTTACAGCAGAAGGTAACAAGGAAATTGTCTACAACTCTTTCCGTAATATTGAAGTGACCAACGTTGCTTCTACTGCCTACGCGTTTTGGTTTGGTCCTGATCTTGCTGCCACTATGGGCGGCACATACATGTCAAACATCACGGCTGATGGGTGCTGTTATTTTGTCATGCCGTACTCTCATATTGATGGGCTCATAATTGAGGGAATCGCAGCGGCGGCAACTCCTAACACTGTCGCGATAACGATTGGCCAAATAGCTGAATTGAGCAACACGGCCTTGATCAATATACCGAACGCAAAATGCGCAGTTGGTATCTATGTTCTTGCACAGCACATAAACATCCATGGGCTGCGCACTCCAGGTAATGTTAACACTCCTGAGAAACTAATCACCTTTGCTCCTGCGTCAAGTGGAATTTTGACAGGCGTATTTGCAGAGGCAACAGGAACTTTGCAGCGTCTTGAAGATTATTCAGATCCTGACGTACTGGCAAATTGGAAAATAGCTGAGTGCACAAGTAATTTCACCAAGATCAGCAGCTTTAATTCAAACGTAGTTGGAGCACTACCCACACCTTCCAAGGCGTTTAACGGCAACATCGCCACGCTGCCAAAAGGAACTTCGCCATTTAGCCGCCCGTACCTGTGCCAGAACACTGCTAGCAGCGGGTACAAGTGGACTGAACTTGTTACTTACGACGGCAAGTCTGCTTCAATTGGCACCGACCTTTCAGGTGAGATTGCGCCATTGTCGTTAGGTAATCCTTCAGACCCTACTCCTGGCAGATTTTGGAGCGTCGGGCCGTCTGCGTCAGGGTCCTTCTTGGTGTTTAACCAAGCTTCTGCCGGCGTGTATATAGGCAATGGCGGTACTGCGTGGGTGTCAACATCTGATGAGCGTTCCAAGGACATTATCGCTCCTATTGAGAGCGCCGTAGCCAAAGTCCAAACATTACGAGCCGTCATTGGCAAATACAAAAACGATGCAGATCAGACCAGACACCCATTTCTAATAGCACAAGATGTAAAACTTGTGCTTCCAGAGGCGGTGCACACTGACGACAATGGCATGCTTGGTGTCAGTTATTCTGACGTTATCCCATTACTTGTGGCTGCCATTAAAGAATTGCAGGCTGAAATCAATTCACTTAAATAACAGGGACTAACAATGGACCAGACAATCGTAAACTGGATGCTTGCTGGCTTTGGCGGCCTAATTGGGTTCTTACTGAATGCAGTTTGGCAAGCAGTCAAAGATCTTCAAACAGCTGATAAAGAGTTGACAAAGAAAGTCTCTGAAATCGAAGTCTTAGTGGCTGGGGCGTACGTCAAAAAAGAAGAGTTTTCAACTGCAGTCACCGCCCTGTTCACAAAGCTTGATCGTATTGAGGACAAGATTGACAAGAAGGCGGACAAACCATGACCTACAACCTCAGCAAAAAGTCACAAGACCGCTTGTCTGGGGTCCATCCGGACCTCGTCAAGATAGTTGAGCGCGCCATTGAGATCACTGAGATTGACTTCGCCGTGCTCGAAGGAGTTCGCTCTAAGGCTCGTCAAGAGCAACTTGTCAAGGCAGGTGCCAGTCAGACCATGCGCTCGCGCCACCTGACTGGCCATGCCGTCGACCTTGGTGCTTACGTGGCTGGCTCAGTGCGCTGGGACTGGCCTCTGTACCACAAGCTTGCTGTTGCCGTCAAGCAAGCTGCCGCCGAGTTGCAGATCCCTATTGAATGGGGCGGCGACTGGACGACATTTAAAGACGGCCCACACTGGCAATTGCCCTGGAAGGACTACCCATGAAAGCTTGGTACTTATCGAAGACCCTCTGGGTTAACATGTTGGTTGCAGCATTGGTTGCTTTGGAGGCTGGCACAGGGCTTCTGCAACCGTTTCTGCCTCCCCACTTCTATGCCATCGTGGCAGTTGGACTGCCTATCATCAACGCCATGCTGCGTATAGTAACGACGCAGGGGCTGAGTCTGGGGAAGCCGAATGCTTGACCTCAAGACAACCTTGTTGGCTGCTGCGATTGGACTTGGCACAGGAGCTGTTGGATCCTGGTACTTGACGGCCGAGTACAAGGATGCCTCGTGGATAGCCTCCATTGAGAAGCAGAAGGTCAAAGCTGCAGAGCAACTTCAAATAGCAACTGATAGAGCCATTTCGGCTGAACGACGCCAGAACGAACTGGCAACACAACTGGAGGTGAAGCATGTGGAATCTGAGAAGGAGCTCGACAAGGCTCTGTCTACCAATCGTCGTCTTGCTCGTGAGCTTGGCGGGCTGCGCGACCCAGGACGTCGGCCGAGTTGTGGTGGCTCCGTGCCCACCGACTCCACAACCTCCGCCCAGCCTGAGACTGGCTCCACTGGAGCCGAACTTTCAACTGAGGCTTCGGAGTTTCTTCTTGAATTCGCCCGCGACGCTGATAGAGCAGCCCAGTACGCCAAAACCTGCTACGACTGGACCCAGCAACTGAACAGGGAATGACAGGAACCATGCAGGATTGAACAGAAAGGCCTAGTCCAGTACTTACTACTGGCTAGGCCTTAGTTGTTTGCCTCGGGTCATCCCTGAGGCTCAAGTTTGATCAAAGGTCCACAAGAAGTTGCTCCCAAGCCCTCCCGGTGCTAGTCCACAAGTTTTTGGCTGCCGAGTGAGGGTATTCCTCCACATAGACGATCCGCTGGCAACTCGTGTTCAGCAGCAACTTGCAGCAGGTCATACATGGACTGGCCGTCACGTAGGCTGTGTGGATGGCGTACATGTCTCGGCACTGGAGCAGCGCGTTCTGCTCGGCGTGGATCGCCTGGCAGCCATCGAGGTTCGTACCGCTTGGAGCCTTGGCTCCTGAACAGGCATGAGGAAAGGCTTCAACCACGTAGGTGTTGTGCCCATCGTCGTCGGTGACAACTTCCATGTGGTTGCAGTGAGCAAGCCCAGCCGCGACGCCGTTGTACCCTGTTGAGAGCACATGGCCACGGGCATTCAGCAAGACACAACCCACGGCACGCCGGCAGCAGGTTGTTCTTTGGGCAGTGAGCAAGGCCAGCTTAAGGGCCCATTCGTCGCGGCTGAGTCTCATATCAGTGCTCCCACCAGCGCAGATCGTCGCCGACCTTGCTGTCACGCAAAGCTGCCAAGACTTTCATTAAGTGAGTTGCGTCATTCCAGAGCACCGTCTCAGTCTCAGGCTGCTCAAGGACCTCGCTGGCCAAGCACAATTTGGCATCTGCCCAGTTGGTCTCGTACAGGTGGCTTGAGGCAGCTGTCAGGAAGAGACGTCCAGGCTTCACCGCGTTTTTCAACTGGCGGTGCTCATTCAACAGACCGCAGACCAGGTGGGACAACATACTGAAGTTGAAGACGTCGTACGGAACGCCAAGCCAGACATCACTTGATCGCATGAACACATGGGCATTGAGTTTACCACTGCGGATGCTGAAGAAGATGGCTACAGTGCACGGCACGTCCTTGGTGTCAGGCGGGCACTCACGCCAGATCGTCAGGCCAGCTTGGCGACTGTCTTCATCAGCCTGCAGCTTCTCAACGATGTAGGGCAGTTGCGCTTTGATCTTGGGGCCATAGGCACCGAAGAAGCGTTCGCCATCATCGCTGAAGTCCTTGATGCGGCTGTTGTAAGGCGAGATGGTCTCGACACGGTCATCGCCAGACAGGATCCAGAAGGCTTCAGCCGCCATGAACTTGTAGCTCAGGTTGCGATCAGGGATACGGAGCACAGGACGGCGCATGTCGACCACCATGGTGCGCTGGGGAATCTCACGGGTCATCTTGCCGCGTGGCGCAACTGGATCGCCATTGGTCAGGATGTCATTGAGGGCATCGAGCCAGGTTCTTGAGAAGTCCATGGTCAGTCCTTGCTGTTGGCGCCGGCAAAGAAGCCAGCATAGTTGATGATGTCCAGCGCCGTGTCACGCAGGCCTTCAAAGTTTGCGTCATGGCCACGCATCTCTTTGAGGACCAGCGAGTTGAAGCGCTGAGACTTGGTATGGAGCATCTGAGCGTAGCTCACTGCGCCAAATGGGAAGTACGACGACCGATCGATCTTGTGCGGATCCATGTCCGCAGCGCCTTGGTTGTAGTCCTGGCTTTTGCGGACACAGAGCAAAGCGGCTTCGGCCAAAGCACCGGGGTGGCCACCGCGAGACTGGAGTTCTTCCAGCAGTTCCACAGTTGAGCATTCAGCCAGTTGAGTGGCCGGCAGCAGAGACTTGGTTTTCATATCAGTTCCTTTACGAGTTACCATGACAAAATTTCCTTCAGGCGAGATTCAGGACCTACCCAACCTGCTGGCTTCTTGACGTCGAAGGCACTTCCACGTTTCGAGTCCTCAGCCTTGGCCACACGAACCTTGGCCATATTAGCAGAGTGAACTGCATGCATGCCGGCGTGCCACTGAGCAGGATCAATGCCAGCAAAGAGTGCTGTGCCATAGGCCACGTAAGCCAGATCGAGCAGAGCATCGAAGGCCCCAACCTTGTCACCAGCAGCCAGCGCCTCTTTGAGCTCATCCAGTTCTTCTTGGAGGAACTTGACACGGAAGTCCTGCGCAGCAGGGTCTTGCATGAGTTTGTCAGTTGTGCCATTGGGCAGGTCAAACTTCTCATGGAATTCAGCAACATTTCCGATCATCAGAACGGCGCTCCTTTCGTGGCTTTACGGACGACGGGCTTGACGGGCTTACCATCAGCTGCTTTACGGCACACCCACAGGTTGTTGCGGGCATGGTCAGGGTACAACGAGCCAAAGATGTTGCTGATGGCGTCGCTGTCGAAGTACTGCTCAAGGCCTTGGCGAACCAGCTTGATGGCGTCCAGCATTTTCTTGCCGTCCATGCCAGGAACTTGTGGCTCAACCTTGCCGATGTGCTTGATGTCCATGAACGTGCCGAAGCGACGCTCAATGACGTAGCCAGCCTTCTCAATGGACGCCTGCAGCTCAGGCACTGTGTATTCATGAATGTGATTCTTGGCATGGCGCTTGCCGTCGTAGACTGGAGTCGAGAGCAGCAGGACGCCGCCTGGCTTGGTGGCAGCAAACATGGCCTTGAGCAGGTTGGTACCGTGCTCAACCTTCATGTGCTCGATGACCTCGTAGTTGACGACAACATCGAAGCCCTCAGGACGCGCTTTCAAGAGTTCCTTGTAGCGTTCAACGAAATTGAACTCGCCGTGGAACGTCAGGCGCTGGCTATTGGACGGCTTCAGCTTGTTCAGATCGACGCCAGTGTAGTGATTGACATGAGCAGCTGCGCCGCCAGTCAGGATCTTGCAGAGCGGTTTGTCTTCACCGCAACCAACTTCAAGGACGTTGTGCTTGGCCGTGATGAAGCGGCGAGCAAAGCTCCAGCGCCAGAAGTGGGCTGAGTAGTCACGGTGCAGAGTGCGGCCATGGCCTGCCTCATGCAGTTGTGTAGTGTCATAGTCGCGGTCGTCGCGGGTAATCTCTTTAGTGGACTTGGCCATGATAATTCCTTGTGCAGGGAGGGTATTGGTGAGGCGACTTGTCGGCGTCGCCTCAAGGCCGTGTTACTTCGCCACCTTGGCTTCTGGCGGATTGGCGCCAGTCTTCTTCAGATGGTTGCGATACCATTTGACGTAGCCACGCTTCTTCTCGTCCAGACCAAACTCAGCTTGGACCTTCTCAAAAATCTGGTCGTCGGTCAACTTGCCGGCCATGATCAGATCTTGGAACATCTGAGCAGCTGACGGCTTTTTCTCGCCGGGCTTGACAGACTTTGCCGCTGGTTTTACTACTGGATCGACGGCGCGGCGTCCGGCTTTGACCTCGGTTGGTTTTGCTGCCGCCTTCTTTGCGACAGGCTTCACTGCTTTGGCGGCAGCGGGCTTTTCAGCCACGGTTTGCTTTTTGGTGGTAGCCATTTCAAGCTCCTGTTTACTCACGTTGATGACTTGGCCAAGGTAATCCATGGCCTCCTTTGTTGCCCCGAGGGTCTGGCTGTAGTTCACAAAGAGCTGACATGCCTTCTCAACGGGGTATCCTTCCATCGGCGTGAACCGCTGGTCGAATGAGTCCGCCGACGTCGAATGGACTTCAAGGCCCAAGATGATGTCTAGCGGGATAAACTTGACGAGACCAGCAGAGCGGTCAACCTGAATGCAGGTGCGTCTGTTGTGGTCGTGGCATGGCATGACTGCCGATGCTTGCTTCTTAGTTGCCATTCTTCTCTCCAGATAGTTTGTCAGCGATGACGGACAGTTCAAGAAGGCCTTGCATCAAGACCTTGGCTTCAGGCCAGTACTGTGGCCCGTAGACCTGCCAGTGAAGCTGGACTGTGCCGCCCTTCTTGCTCACGAAAGCACGCTGCCCGCCGTCAATGTACAACTGGAAGCGAATCTCCTCGTGTGTGCTCTCGTCAACAATCTCAATGGTGTCTGGGTTGCTGAAGGTCATTTGCATTCTCCATCATACGGAGGCCAGCCAGTGCGGTCATTGGGCGGAATACCTTTGGCAGTTTCAGAGTGCCACGTGGCAACCATTGAGCAGTAGTTGTCATGCTGCGCGTCAGTGTCCTCAGCGTCAAAGTGGCCAACGACTCCAATCAGGACGACGAGAAGGGCGGCCAATGCCGCCTTGTTCAACGTGCTCATGATCAAGCTTCTTTGGGGAGCTGGCCTGTGCGCTTCATCTCGCAACGGTACCATGTTGGGTAGTGCTTTTTAGAGTCATCGAGGTTGAACTGCTGCTGCAAAACTTCCCAGACCTCTTGGTTAGTCTTACCAGACAGGATCAGCTCACGAGCCGTGGCAGAAATGCCAAGCTTTTTTGGCTTGACTTCAACAACTGGGTCTGCTGCACGACGACCAGCCTTGGCAACCTTTGGCTCTTTGGCCGCAACAGGCTTAGCTGCTTCAACTGGCTTTGGGTTCTTCAAAGATTCGAGGTGGGCAGCAGCTGCGCCGAGTTTGCACTCGAACTTGTCGCCGACCTTTGTGATGAAGAGGTTGTAGTCGCGAGCTTGGAGGCCGAGCTTACGCAGGGCAGATGTGGCAGAGTCGCGGGCGGTGTAGGTCTTGGTCGTCATGGTGTGGTCCTCAGCAAGGTTTGTTCGAACAAGCACCATTGCGTTGTTCGTGGTTAGATTTTAGTGTGCGTAAATGGTCTTGTAAACACCTATTTTCAATTCCACGCAAATTATTTGCGTAATTTTTTGAGCGCGTCAAACAAAGCGTTCTGTCCACGGCGCTTCGACTTCACAGCGGCAAGCACCACTTCGTCAATTGTCCCACGCGCCATGATGTGATGAACAAAGACCTTTTTGCTCTTGTTGCCTTGGCGAAGAACGCGGCGGATGAACTGGTCATAGAGCTCGTAGTCCCATGTCATCGAGTGCCAGCAAACGTGGTGCCCCATCTCTTGCAGGTTTAGTCCATGCCCCATGGCTTGAGGATGACCAAGCAGCACTGGTAGCTTGCCGGCATTCCACTGGCTGACAAGTTCTGCCGTGCGCTTAGTACTAACGCCACCACCAATATATGGGACCTCTTTGCCGAGCTTTTCTTGCAGTCTATCAAGGTCGTGTGCAAAGTCATAGGCCACAAGAAGCGGACTGCCTTGCAATTCCTCAATGAGGTCTGCCAATGCATCGACCTTCTCAGTGTGCAGGTTCACCCACTCACGACTAGACTTCGGCAGCTTGATCAGTGCCTGCACGTCAGGATCGAGGTAGATGCCGCCATTGGCCACCTGCCTGCACTTCATAGAAGCAGCCGCTGCCGTTGAAGCAACAATGACCTTGGAGTCAAGCTTGGCAATGAGGTCTTCTTCGAGCTGGTTGTACATGGTCATCACGTTCGATGGGAGGTCGACACGGATGTTGTTCTCAATGAGAGCAGGCATGTCAAGGTAGTCGTCAGCCGCCATGCGCAATGCAAGAGGACTGATGCGCTCGTAGATCTCGTCCTCAGCACCCTCACGGATGTTCCAGTTGAAGCCGTCATGGCTTGGCACAAAGTACTTCATGCGGTAGTGGCTGATATACGGACCCAGCGTGCGGCCTTGGTCAAGGATAAAGCACTGGCCAAACAGATCGAGCAAGCCATTGGATGCTGGTGAACCAGTCAGGCCCCAGCGACGACGGAAGGTGTTGAGCACCAGCTTCAGACCTTTGAAGCGGTTTGTGTTGGTGTGCTTGAACTTGGACAACTCATCGACGACCAGTGTGTCGAAGCCGAGGTTCTTGAAGCGGCGCAGGTCGACTTCGACTTTGGTCTTGCCCTGAGCAGTCTTGGTCTTCTTGGCTTGCAGGAGCCAATCGAGACCCTCAGGATTAATGACGTATATGTCTGCCTCAGTCTTCAGCAATGCGTCCTTGTTTGGCCCATGCAGAACCACAACCTTAAGTCCTCCGAAGTCAGTCCACTTAGTGACTTCCAGTGGCCAAACGAGGTCGCAGACACGCCTTGGCGCAATGAGCAGGACCTTGTCCAGCAGCTTTTTCTGCTTGAGCAGTTTGATGGCAGCCAGCGTGATGCTAGTCTTGCCCAGCCCTGGATCCAAGAACAGAGCAGATGCTGCGTGCTCGAGCAAGAATTTGACGGCCTTCTTTTGGTAGGCGTGTGGTTGCCACGGCTTCGATGACGGAGGAAAAAGCTCGGATTGCATTATCGTGTACCTCTACTTGGTAGCCCAGCTGCTTGAGCTGAGCGTGGATGTATTCTTGTTTTGACTTAGGCTCTTCGCCTGGCCGCTTGAATTCAATCAACAACGGACGACCACCGGGAATCCAGAAAATCCTGTCTGGGTACCCTGTGTCGCCCGGCGTCACGAGTTTAGAGCCGATGATCCCAAGGTGTTTCCACGCTAGGTCAACGGCATCACGTTCGATCTTCGATTCTTTCATGGGAGCTTGTGAAGGTCACGGCAAGGTGCACAGGCTCTGCCAACAAGACGCTGAGAGTGTTCACCACAGAGCCTGCATTCGCCTGGAGCACCTGCTGGCATCTTGGCCGCTTCTTCACGAGCCTTCTTGATCATGGCTTCGTCCCATGGAGCATCGCGATTGAGTTGATGGTCGACTTCGTCCATTTCGTTACCCCATCAACTGAAGCGCGTGAGTGGCCTGAGATTTGGCGTCGTCGAGCGCATTGTGGTAAGTACCTTGGCGCGCCAACTTGACCTGAGGCTGAAGACTCTTTAGCGTACGGTAGCAGCGGTTGTTCCAGAACTCCCATGGCTGATTGCTACCAATGGCTGCGTAGCAGTTGGCCAAGATGGCATTGTCGAAGTCTGAACCATTGCCCCATACCCTGACCTTCTTCAGGTCGAACTGGCTGAGGTACTCAGTCAACTTGTTCAAGGCATCACGCAGATGCTCTCCGCCGCCATCAACCTCAGTGAGGATCTTCTTGGCTTCAGCATTCTGGCCGTCCCACCATTTGACCGTTTCAGGGTCCTCATGGAGACCGATCTTGAAGCAGCTCAAGCGGTTCACAACCACATAGAACTCTGGGCCAAGCGCCTTGGTCTTTGGGTCAAAGGCCACTGCACCAATTGAGAGAATCGAGCACCCGGCACGACGGCCCAGAGTCTCGAGGTCAACCATTACGTCTTTCATTTTGTAAATCCTTTAGTCATCCACCACAGTAAAAGAATGAGAATCAACCAGCCACAGAGTGACATGATGTTCTCCTAGTATTTGCAAGGACCGCTCTTGCTGGCGCTGAAGAAGCACCAACGGCACTTGTCATTGGGGCGCGGCGCAAACGTCGTGTCATTCATCATCGCCTTCGTGCGCTTGGCCCAGACCTTCTTGAGGCGGTCAATGTCCTTCGGCGTGAAGATCAGCGGCTTGTCAGCATCAGGGTAGACCGTGCCTTGATCGAGGTAGGCCAGACGAGGACGAACTTCTTTGAGGTGCGGGTGCAACAAGAGAGCTGCCAGTGCATAGAGCTCGAGCTGTTCCATGTAGTCCTCGTTCATCTCAACACGGAACTTCCCTGTCTTCCAGTCAGTCACGATGAGGATGTCCTCGCCTTCATGGTGGGCACAGTCGAGCTTGATGCGTACCCAGCAATGGATCCAGTTGTCCCACTCGGTCTCAGCCCAGTCCTTGGTGAACGACCAGTTGTCTTCAACCACCATACCATTGATGGACTTCTTAAATTGCTTGCGCAGCGCCTTGAGCTCATCGCCAAACAACTTCAACTCCGTCGGCAATGTGCGGCCTTTGCCCTTGATGTAGTCTTCAGCCAGAGTATGGATCGCAGCACCACGAGCCATTGCTGGGTTCGGTGGCTCCTTGATCTTGTCGATGTGCTTTAGCTTGAACTTCAATGGGCACTGCTTGTAATCGCTGTACCGGCTGAACGACCAACTGGTGGCCTGCTTGATGGGAATAATTTTCTTGGTGGCCATTAGAGCACCTTGCCTTTCTTGTCATAGTCCTGGAGTTCATCCCAGTTGGTTGAGGAGATTGCTCCCTCGCTTAGTATGGAGACGTCGAACTCAACCGACTCCATTGTTTGACGCAGCACTTCCATTTCAGGCTTCAGGAGCTTCTTCGGTACACTGACCGTGACCTGATCATGGACGTTGAGGACGATCCGTGCTGATGGATGCTTGATAGCATGGTACCTGATCAGAGCCTCTTTGGTGCAGTCGGCAGCCGAACCTTGAATGAGCACGTTGACCAGCTTGTAGTCGAATTCGCGGATGCGACCATCGATGAGCTTCGGCTCTTCACAGTAATACTCACGACCACCCCATGTGCGAATAGGCTCTTTGTTCTTGGCACGCAGCTTCATGTCTTGGTACATTTGCTTGAGACCTGGGTAGAGCATCAAAATGGCCTTCTTCAACTCGCTAGACTCTTCGACCGTCATACCATTGCGCTCAGCCAGCTTGCCAACACCCATGCCGTAGATCAGGCCGAGGTTTGTGTTCTTCACCGGCTTGCGGTCGTAGAACTTGCCCATCTTCTCGAGTTCAGCCTTGGCGTAGTCATGGAAGTCAATCCATGGGTTCTCGACGTACTTGTCCATCAAGGCGCCACCGTCAAAGTGGGCCAAGATACGAGGTTCTTGCTGTGAATAATCTCGGTCGATGAAGACCTCGCCTTTAAACGGCGTGATGTAGCTGCGGACCTTAGGCAACGCAGGCAAAACCTCTTTGAACGGAGACTTGGGCAGCTTCTTGGCCGGTGCCTCGTGATGGAAGATGGCGGCGAACTCCTTGGGGATGTTCTGGAAGTTCGGTGTCGATGACAGACGACCAGTGCGTGTCCCAACGTTGTGGTCACCGGATGGCGACTTGATTTGGTTCCAAGTCGTGAAGATCAGGCTGCCAGACGCGTTGGCTGTATTGAGCCATGGCTGCATGAAGGTGTTCAAGCAAGTGTTGAGCTGGGTCCTGTACTTGAGCACGGCCAGCAATACTTTGTCAGTCACTCCTTGCAGTAGGGCTTCCTTGTTCGTTTGGAACTTGCCTGTTGGCGTCTTGGGCAGCAGATCAGGATCAGCTTTGCCAGCATCGACCATGGCAGCAACGAGCTGAGCACCTGAATCGAGGTTGATGTCTGCATCTGCCTTGAGAGTCTTGATGATCCACGCATCGATCTTGACACGCCAGTCGTTGTACATGGCCACATCATCAGCCAAGCGCTTGTGGTCCATCTGAAGACCTTGTCGCTCCATCTCAAGCAGGATGGGCATGAGCTTGCGCTCACGGTCGTAGGAGACCAGCATGTCGCGGTCCAGAGTCTTCTTCCACAGCAGGTTGAAGATGGCCTCAGTGCGTTCCACGTCGCCGTTGGCGTACTTGCCAACGAGGTCGCCAGGTGCATAGGCAATGTACCGACCGAAGTAATGCTCAGACGACTTGCTCTTGCTGATCTTGACGCCCTTGATCGGTTGGTTGGCAATGAGCCATTCACCGACAGCATCTTGCTCGTCAGCAGGAAGCCCAAGCAGGCGAGTGGCCGATGGCTTCAGACCGAGTTCCATCTGATGCGGGTCATCGAGGAACAGCAGGAACATCGTGTCATGGATCTTGTCCCATGCAGGGATGGGCAGACCAAAATGCACTTCAGCCACATCAACGTCAAACTTGCCATTCTGAAAGAGGACACCTTCTTTGTGTCCCCATGCTTTCTTCAACTCGGCAGCTCCGTCTGACCAGCAGCAGTTGTTGCCAGTTGGGTGTCCCCATGCGTAATACTTAGACTTCTTGCCTGGGTATTTGATGGACACGCCGACAGGCATTGGAGGATACTTTGGTCTGCCCTCGATGCCGAATGTTTCAAAGTCCACAGTGACCGGTTTTGGTTGTTTCATACCTGGGCTCCAAGCTCCATGCGCTCACGATCAGCACGGACCTTGTTCAGTCGGCTGTGGATGCGTTTGATGAACTGCTTGCGCTTGCGCCCCTTGAGTTCTTCCTTCAAGAGGCCTTGGCATACAGGCTCATCAGCATCGCGCAGGATGTCATTCAGAGCCAGCCAAGACTGGAGCGCTGGGTTCGTCACTAACTTCTTCATAATTGTTGCTCCTGAGTCAAAAAGGCCCGGCGGCCAAGGGTTAGTTCAGCACGCCGGGCAAAGGCTCCTGCAAAGGATCAGTACTTGCGCGCGCCGCGTTTAGCTGCAGGTTTAGCCACTGGCTTTGCTGCTGCACGGCTACCACGCTTAGGAGTCGGTGCGACTTCTTCTGCAGGTTGGTACGGGAAGTCGATGGTCGACTTGGCTTCTTCATGGCGCTGCATGATGGCACTCATGAACTCATCAGGGATGTTCATGATCGGCTCGAAGACGACCTTGAACTGGGTCTTCGGATCGGGCACAACCTTGACCTTGGTCACGATGCCAAACGGAGGACGGCGCAGAGCACCAGCCACCTGTTTGACAAAGCTGGCGTAGCCCTTGACCGACGTGACCGGCAGCTTCATGAAGCCAACGGCTGTCGAAGCGAAGTGGTCTTCGTCTTCAAACATCACGAACTTGCCTGCTTGGTCGAAGTTGCCTGCCGGGATCATGGCCAGACGGCGGGTTTCACGAGCAGCTTTGCCGCGGCCGGTATCTGCAGAGCCCCATTCACAGACTTCGCTTTCGCTGCACAACTGGCCAGCAAACTCAGGGTCAGAGTTCTCGTGCCATGTCATGGTCTTCTCATCGCGGCCGAACGCAAAAGCAGTCGGTGTCTGAGGAGTGTCCGGGTCGTACTTGCCTTCGTAGTAGGTGGTCTCGAAGATGCTGTCCAAGATGACGACTGCCATCTGGTTGCCAGGCAATGGAGCATCTTGCCAGGACAGGATGCCACCTTTGGCACTGAAGAATTGTCCGCCTCCAGTGTTGGCTTCCATGCCGGCAGCGACTTCAGCCTGCTTGGCGAGTTCTTCATCCCAGCGGACGAGGGCGGTGGTTTGTGTTTTCTTAGTTGCCATGATGATGGTTTCCTAGTAGTTAGTAACGAGTGCACGGAGTTGAAAGACCAGAACCTTGAGCCGTGCCCCAAGATCCTGATTGATTACACCTTGTTGATGGAGACCGAGACGGCGTTGAAGTGCTCAACACCCGGAACTTCCTTGCCTGCTTCCCAACGCTCTTTGATGGCCGCGTCAGTCAGGCGTTTTTGCATGAGGTCGAAGCTGCCGGTCTTCTTGACGTACTTGTAGAAGGCGTCCCAGTCCTTGACCTGAGGAACCTGCTTGGTCACGACAGTGACTCGTGCCAGCTTGCCAGCCACGCCAGACGCTTCGGACTTCGGCAGGTTCTCGATGATGTGGTTCTTGAGGGCAGTCTCTTCAGACGCGATCTCATCGACCTTCTTTTGTTCGGCCAAGCGCTTGTTTCGCAGCTCGAACAGTTTATCCGCACAGGCGCCGAGCGCCTTGGGGAACTTGTATTTGACTTCTGTTGCCATGATTATTCTTCCTTGTTGTCTGCAGACCAGAGTTCTGCGTGGATGTCGATGAGCGCCAAAGCCGCTTTGTA